ATTTGTAGTTCATCTTCTATTTCTAAAAAATTTATAATTTTTTCTATTTCATTCTTACTGTTATTAACAACAAAATCTTCAACTCTTATATTAATATATTTATTATTATCTAATTTTTTTATAGAATTAAAAGATTTAATGATTCTTTGATGCCAATGATTTAAACCATCAAATTCATTTTTAATCCTATTAGAAAATTTATAATCTTTCATTATAAGATAGTCTGAGTATCCAGAATCTCTTCCATCTCTTATCATATGAATAAATTTAGAATCTGGAAAAATATTATTTATTCTATCAGAATTCATGATTGTTTCTGGTGTTGAATCTGCTAGATATTTAATATTATTTTTTATAATATTTTGTTTATAAAAACAAGCAAGATAAAAATCTTTAATTGACTCTTTACTATTTACTTTAAAACTTTTATTTAATTCTTTTAACATTTCAATAATATCATTATGCTTTATTGAATTTATAAAAGCATTTTGGCCATCAGTTTTATTTAATATAGATTGATCTATATAATAATTAAAATCATTTAAAGTTTGTTTATCATGTGAATTTAATAGCCCATTTGTTGCTGTTAATACCTTTATTTCTGATTTGATTGTTGAATAAATTTTTGAATTATTTCCTAAATAATCTAAAAGGATTGTTGTTCCACATCTGCCAGTGCCACCAATAAACAAAGTAATCATTTTTGCAGCCAATCAGTTAAAGTAATTTTTGGTTCCCAACCTAAAATATTTTTTGCTTTTGATATATCTGCAAGAGTTTCCTTTGCTTCTCCAACTCTTTCTGGTATATAGGTTATGTTTTCAGAAAACATTTTAGCAATTTCATTTACTGAATAATTTTTTCCAGTTCCTATATTAAATATTTGTCCAAAATATTTTGCATCTATATTTTTTGTTGCTGCTAAAATATTAGCATTTACAACATCAGAAACGTGTGTAAAATCTCTTTTTTGTTTTCCATCTCCAACTACTGTAAGTGGTTTATTATTTTTTGACTGCTCACTAAAAATTCCCATTACCGATGCATATTTTCCTTTAATAGGTTGTCTATCCCCATAAACATTAAAATATCTTAAACATATTGTTTTCAAATTAAAGCCTTTGGTATAGTTTAAACATAAGTTTTCACCATTGGTTTTAGATATAGAATAAACATTTAAACAATCATTTGCTTGAGTTTCAATATTTGGAACTTTGTTAAGTCCATATGCAGATGATGTAGAAGAATAAATAACTTTTTTAACATTTGCTTCTTTAGAACATTGCAAAACATTAACAGTTCCAAAACTATTAGTTTTGATTGTTTCAATAGGATCTAGCATTGTTGCCTGTATTCTTGCTTTTGCTGCAACATGAAAAACATAGTCAACATTCTCATACAAAGATCTTGTTTTTTCATAATCACAAATATCATATTTATAATTACTTGCTTTATCATTCCAGTAAAATTGAGTGTTGGAGTTTGATGATTCATTATCAATAACAATAACATCATAGTTCATCTCTATTAATTTATCAACAATATGCGAACCAATAAAACCTGCTCCTCCAGTAACTAATGCTTTCATTTTATTGCCTTTTCAATAGAAAAAAATGATTTATAAAAATCTTCATCCTTAAACATAATATTGGTTTTGTCAATATGCTCTTTAAAATATTTATCTCTAATATCAGAACCATATCTAACAATCATATTATCATCTGTCACTTGTGCATAATATAGTAATTCGTCAAAATTTTTTATTTTATATTTATTATTAATACTAACATACTTTAAAACCCTATGCCAATATTCTGTATCTGCTCCACATAATACGTTATCAAGATAACCAAATATACTAAAAGCCTTTTTGCTAAAAAATGCATGTGCATGATTATAAATAGTCTCACCTGGTTTTGAGTGCCACTCTGGTGCTACATTTCCAATTTTTATTTGTGTGTCTTGTAGTGCAAGTAAATTATCATCATTAAAAAAATGCATTATTTTTTCAAACCTTGTTGAATCAGAAAAATCATCAGCATCATGAGTTGTGTAAACATCAAAATTTTGTTTTTCCATTAATTGAATTCCAACATTTTTACTATAAAAACAACCACCATTTTGAGCATTATTAATTATTTTAACTTTTTTATTAGTTAAATATTGTTTTATTTTTAACAATGAATTATCTGTTGAACAATCATTAATAATATATAGTTCAAAGTTTTGAAATGTTTGACTTAATATACTATTTATTGCTCTTTCAATTAATTTTTCTTCATTGTATACTGGCAATATAACTAATAGTTTTTTCATTAATTTCTCCAAATTATTAGAAAAGCGGGTATACATTTATTATATACCCGCTTCTCATTTTAATACGAACTACTTCTTAGCAGCAGCCTTCTTCTTTGCTGGAGCCTTCTTAGCAGGTACAATCTTGCTAAGTGCATCTGAAACAGCACCAGTGTTTGGCAGTACGCCAAACGCCTTGTCGTTAGGATTAAGTGCTCTCAATGCAACTGGTGCTAGAGCAGCAACTAGTGCAGCCCAAAGATCTTTAGGATCTGTTACGCCAGCCATGTAAAGTGCAATTACTGAACCAAGAACAGATCGTCCGTATGATGCAAGCATTGCCTTTGTTTTATCGTTTAGTATATTATTCATTATTCCTCCTAGGATATAACTTTTGTTAGTATAGCGTAGCCAGACCATAGGCCTATTATGCCTGCTACCCCAGCAAAAACTGGAGGTGCTGGTACTGGCAATTTGAATGCAGCAAATATAATGCCACATCCAAAACCTGTTAGTATTGAAAGTATAAGTTCTTTCATATTATTCTGCAACCTTTTCTGGTAATAACTCTAATAGTTTTTTTGATTGTTGTTCAAAACCATCTTTGTTTAATTGTTCTGCAACTTCTTTAATAGTTTTTTGAGAATTTTCTATATATTCAAATGCCCAATCACGAGAGTCAGATAAGAATTTAATAAAGTTTTCTTTATGAAGTGAGTCTTCGTGTTGTTCATTATTGCTAAATTTAAGTTTATTTAAATCTTGAAGCATTGCATACGCAACGTGCAACTCTGCTAAAGCAAAATTAGTCTTTTTTAATTTTTGCATTGCTGAAATATATCCTATTGCAAAAGAAACTGTTAGTGTTATAAAAAATATTAAAAGCCCTTTTTCCATAATTCTATTGTACTACATTCTCAGGCACTATAGATCCCAATCGTCATCATCTAGGCTTATGCCATCAAAAGATTTTGATATTGATGCAAATAGCGCAATGCTTGATATAATTAAAATGCTAATAATGCTTATTAATATAACCAATCTTTTTTTCATATTGCTACTACACTTTCACATTTAGTGCATGCATTATATGTTTTGCCAGTAAATGGACAAGATCCAGCGTCAATAAAGTTATGTCCTCTAAGTTTACAAATAAACAAATTTAACATTTTTTTAGCCATGCCACTTTTCCTGTACTAGTAAAACACTTGCGCCAAGGTCTTCCAAAGTTTTTTTAACTTCATTAAGATATCCATATACGACTGGTTTTGATTCTTCTGTCATATTGTTATACTGTTCTTCATCAACAGTTACTTTTAAGAAAAATAGTTTATCTTCAACCTTAATATGAAAACCACCTGGGCATTCAATATTTTTAAACGCATCCCACATTTTTTTTGTATAATATGCTTGACTCATTTTTGTACTGCCTCCCTTGTAACTAAAACAATTGCACCATTTTGTTCTAAAGCATTTTTTAAGTTAACAATATATTGTAATGCTTTTATTTTTTCATCATGAAACATTTTTTCAAACTCTTTCTCATTTAATTTTATTGTAAGAAAGTGCTCATTGTCAATAATATTAACCCCAAAACCTTTTGGTGCTTGAATATTATGTACAACCCTACGCATAGAATCTGTATACATTATTTTCTTCCCCACTGAATGTAATTCCAACCACGTTCATGTGCATAATAAATAAATATTTTAACTACAGTTTCCCAAAATGCAATTGTTATAGAAAGCGAAGCATTTTTTGTAATAACATAAGCAACAGCAACAGAGGATAGAGTTCCCCATATGCGATAACTTAATGCTTTAACAAAAGATCTAGCCTTAGTTACTTTCATTTTTTACATCTTTCTCAAACATACCCTTAACAAACTCTTCTTCTGCATCAGCAATTCCTTGGCCAATGTTAGATGCCCAGTTCACGACGTTTTTCAGTAGCCGAAATAGCATGAATCTCTGCCCCCAAATCTACTTGTTCAATCTTGTATCCAACATCTCTGCCATACACAATGTTAGTAATGTTTGGCAAACGTAATACCATTGCACCATCCATAAACTCATCTTTGGCAATATATTCTTTTACC